GAAGTAACAGCAGAATCATTGGAAGATGGTGTAGAAGGTGACGCTCTAGAAGATCACTTGGTACGCTTGATGACCAACGCATTCGCAAATGATATCGAAGATCTCGCTATCAATGGTGATGGTGCGACAGGAGCATTCTTGTCAATCATGCCAGGCTTTATCAACAAGGTAAAGACAAACGGAGATGCACATGAGTCAGTTGTAGAGGTATCAAACAATGCCTGGACACCTGATGTAATGCAGGGCATCATCAATGCAATGCCACGTAAGTACCGTGCACTTAAGAACAATCTTAAGTTCTATGCAGGTACTGACGCATTCGGTGGAATCGTTAAGAACAACGGTACACTTGCTGACGCAGTTGCTGAGGCATTTGCTGGACAGGTTCCAGGAAGCACTCAAGCAAATCGTCAGTCATACCTCGATGGTATCGGACAGACATTCGGTGGAGCACGTACAACTCGTGTTCTCGGAATTGAAGTTCAGGAAGTTCCTTACTACCCAGCAGGCTATATCGATTTGACATTCCCTGCCAACCGTGTATGGGGATTCCAAAGAGATATCACTGTAAACCGTGAATACGTAGCAAAGAAGGACACAATTGAATACACAGTATTCGTCCGCTTTGGTATTCAATGGGAAGAAGAGGATGCAATTGCATTCGCTGACGCTGCTTCAGATTCATAATCTGTAAACAGTACCTTTAATGGGGGGCGGGAGTTCACTCTCCTGTCCCCCTTAATACTTTAATGATATAATACAAACAAGGAGGATACAATGGAAAATAATAGTCCGTTATCAGAATACATAGCAAAACAGGAAGAGGCTGCTAAAACTCCAGTAGTTGAAACACCAGCAGAGTCCGTAGCAGTGCCATCCGTTGAAGCAGTTACACCAGAACCAATTGCTGAAAAAGCAGTTGAGGCACCAGAAGCAAAAGAGCCAGTACAATCGCTGGGCTTTACAAAAACAGGTGCTATTGGGTCAATGGCAGCAGATGGTCCTAAGAAAGAAATCAAGCCAGAAGTTGATAATTCAGAAAAGGTTGCAATTCATTCAACTAAGAGTGTTCGCTGGGAAGAGGTTGGAGCAATTTCTAAAGGCTACAACATCGTTACCAAGGAACAGGCTGACAAGTGGCTAACAAGATCACATGTTCGTATTGCTACACCAGAAGAAGTCAAGAAGGCTTTTGGGCAATAAAAGATGGATATATTGAGAGTTCCGCCATACGCAGACATACCAGTTACTTACACTATCCCTGCATCTATTACAGATAAAGATGTTACAGTTTTGGTAACTGATATGGCGGACCTTTCATTTTCTACTTTAGAGTTTGAAGAACTATCGACGGGAGATACAATTACAATCAATCTACCTGGAAGATATGACTCTGAGTATAGAGTAGAAATTAAAGTTTTAGATGAAATTATTTTTGATGACACATATGAGGTAACCAGGCCATATGTTAATCCAAACAATAAAGCAAGTACTGCATCAGAAATTGCTTCATACGCTGATAATGAAGAAATTGCAAGAGCAATAATTGATTCAATAGTTCCAGAAGGATTTTATTATAAGAAAAAGGTTTTACATTTTACAGGAACAGGATCAGATTACTTACCAATATGGGATGACGTAAAGAAGGTTTTGTCAGTATATGAAAATAACAAATTAGTAACAGATAGAGAGTTTGAGGTCACATCAGACAAAACAGCAATTGTTGAAAAATCAATAGACAATATTAATCGTGCTGAATCTGCTCCGCTAGTTTTACCAGCAGCATCTTCAGACTCACTTGACCCACAGTTTGTGTACAGAGGGTTTGGTAAAACATGGGATTATAAAATAACAGTTGAGTATGGATATTCTTCTGTTCCATCAGATATTGTTAAAGCAACAGAAATGATAGTTCATGACATTGAATGTGGAAAGTTAGATTATTACAAGAGATTCGTTACTTCCTACAATACTGATCAATATAGAATTCAATTTGATAAAGGTATTTTCCAAGGGACAGGGAATATAATTGTAGACAAAATACTCTCAAAGTATAATAAGTCTATTACAAAAATTGGAGTTTTATAATGGTTGTTTGCGAAACCCCAGACTTCATGTATCCGCTTCAGGCATCTGTCTATCATCCAATCGTAGAGCAGGGTGATTTTGGAGCAATAAAGAAACAATGGATTTTGGATAGAGTGTTTGCTTGTACATTTTCTTCTGGTGGATCTGCTTTTAAAGAAGAAGTAAAGCCAAATGTTAATATAACTCAAAATTCTATTTTAGTAGGAAGAACAAAGTCAGACTTAAGAATATCTTCTCGTGATAACAAAAATTCTCTAACCAATATCTTAATAACAGATATTAGAGATCAGAGCGGTAACCTTGTTTATATGGAGACCTCTGGTCCAAGATCTGGTAAGGGGACCCTCTTTGAAATAGCCACATACGAGCCTTTTGTTGGACCCTTTGGAGTAGTTGAGTCCTATAACGTAGTAATCAGAAGGTCAGAAAATCAAACAGGTGATGTATGAGAGCCGTATTTAATTCTAACCAGTTTAAGAAGGAAATGAGTAACATTGTTGACTACTCTATTGGATTTTTAGATGGTATTCAAAGAGGAAAAACTATATTATTAAAAACAGTAGGAATGGAAACGGTAGAGTTAATGAAAGAATTTATTGACTCAAATGCAAGAGTTAATCCAGATATGCTACATCATATATATGAGTGGAACCAAACAGGAAGTCCAAGCGCAAGACTATATGATATATCTTATACAACTAGCAATCTAGGCCTTTCTTTTAAGTCTTCGTTTAGTCAATCAACATCAATTAAAAATGGTTCTAGAACACCATTTTATGATAAGGCTAGAATTATGGAACAGGGGATCCCAGTCACAATAAGACCTAGAACTGCACAAGTTTTAGCATTTGAAGAAAATGGAGAGACAGTATTTACACAGGGACCAGTAGAAGTTTTAAATCCTGGAGGAACAGAAGTTCAGGGTGGTTTTGAAAAAGTGTTTGATATGTTCTTTAATAGATATTTTTCTCAAGCATTCTTAAGAGTAAGTGGAATTGCACAGTATCTTGAGAACCCACAAGTATATAAAAAGAATTTGCAGGCAGGCAAAAAGATGGGTAAGACAAAGGGCGTGTCAACAGGCTATCGATGGATTGCTAACGCAGGGGTAGGTGCGTAATGGCAACTATACATCATCCACCTACAATTATTAATGCATACCTACAACAAAAACTTGGTCCAGACTTCGGGGCAATACCAATGTTTCCAACTGTTCCTACCGATATGGCAGGTTTAGCGCAAGAGTTTTCTATCAACAATCTAACAGAGGGAACCCCTGGAGTATTTGTATTTAATGGTAATGCTGCAATATATGACAGAATGTTTAAAATGAGAAGAATGCCATTTCCACACATTAAGTGCGAACAATTACTTTACTATTTTAATGCTTTAGAAAAAAATGCTGTTCCAAATTTAATCAGAATAACTCAAAAGGTTCAAGACCTTTTAGATCGTGGAGATGAGTCAGCACAAGAGATTAACGAGTGGGCAGTAGCAAATCAAGGTGCCTGGCTAGAGTCAAAACCAGTATTTTTCCATAACTTCAAGATTTATCAACTAGAAGAAACTAGGGAAATCGTAGACTTTGGTACAGCCCGTACTTATGCGGGGAATAAGATCATCATAGACTATGACTGGCATCCAATAAATCCATCATAAAAGGGTAGTATAATTAGGATGAGGAAACAAACCCCCTTTTAATAAAATGAAAGAGGTGAGAATATATGGCATACAGCCGTGGTTCAAGTAGTAACATCATCGTGGGTGCAGCAGCACTCTTTACACATGATGCAGGTCCAATTGGATACGAAGCATTAACTGGAGCAATTACTGATACTCAAGCATCAGCAGATCTTCCAGTATTCACAGCATCCACAACATCTTACAAGGATACATTGTCATCAAATAATGACTATACCAACGTAGGATACACATCAAATGGTTTGGAACTCGCATTCCAGCCTGATTTCGGTGAAGTAGCAGTAGACCAACTTCTCGACGTTGCTCGTTTGTTCAAGCAAGGTATGACAGTTAATCTAAACACTGCATTCGCAGAAGCAACACTAGAAAATCTTCTAGTAGCAATTGCTGGAGACGACTCAGATCTAACAACAGCATCAGGAGTTTCACAACTCAAGATGTCTGCTGGTGATATCGGTGACGTTCCGCTAGAGCGTGGACTCGTAGCAGTAGGACCAGGTTCTGGTTCTTCTCTAGAGCCAAAGGAAAGAATCTATGTTGCATACCGTGCACTCTCAATTGAGAATGTTACAGTATCAGCAAAGCGTGATGAGGCTTCAATGTTTGAAGTATCATTCCGTCTTCTTCCAAACGACAATGCGTCATACGGAAAGATCGTAGATCGTTCCCTAACAGCATAATACAACTTAATATATGAGAGGCTCAATCCTTCGGGGTTGGGCCTTTCTGTTTGATATACTTATATAATGGCAACTAAAATATACGATACTAAAAAAATATCTTTAATAGATGACAGCATAATTATTGCTGCTCCTTTAAAAATAAAATATCTTAGAGAGTTTTTAGAAACATTTGAAAAGATTAAAGAAGCAAAAACAGATGATGAGTCAATTGCTATATTGGCTGAATGTGCTCTTGTTACAATGCAACAATACTATCCATCAATAAAAACAATAGAGCAGTTAGAAGATAATCTTGATTTGCCTACAATATATGAAATTATTGATATAGCAGCAGGAATCAAAATTAATGAAAAGTCAGAAGATACAGTAAAATCTCAAGCGGTAGAAAGTGGATCCAGTTGGGAGACATTGGATTTGGCTAAATTAGAGTCCGAGGTTTTTTTGCTTGGTATATGGAAAGATTATGAAGAATTAGAGTCTTCTTTATCAATGCAAGAGTTGACCGCTACATTACAAATTAAAAGAGAACTAGACTATTCTGACAAAAAGTTTTCTGCTGCTATGCAGGGTGTAGATTTAGATAAAAATTCTGGAAATAGCAATGCATGGGAAGATATGAAAGCCAGGGTTTTTAGCAAGGGTGCAGTGAGTGATGGAAATGACATACTTGCCCTACAAGGTAAAAATGCAGAAAAGGCTGGTTTTGGTATAGGAATGGGTCTTGATTATGAAAGTTATTAATAACAAAAAATAAGCCTGTCCTATGGTATAATTGACTAAACCTTATAAGGAGGAATAGATGGCAACCGCCACAACAGAAGAAAAGACAGTAACACTAATTGACGGTACAAAAGTCAAGGTCCGACCACTAAAGATCTCTCTGCTTCGTCCATTTATGAAGAAGTTTGAAGATATTGCAAAGGTCGCAGAAGATAACGAAAAGTCTATGGATTTGCTCATGGACTGTGTACAAATCGCAATGCAACAGTACAAGCCAGAATTGGCGGAAGACAAGGAAGCCTTAGAAGAAAATCTAGATCTTCCAACTGTATACAAGATTGTTGAAGAAGCATCAGGAATTAAACTTTCTGACGCAACTTTGCTAGGCAATCTTGCAAACAACTAAATAACGAGGTGTTAATGGATGGCTGATATTCAATCCAATATTAATGTAAATATTGATACGTCGGATGCTTTAGCAAGTCTAAAACTTCTACAACGTCAAATATCAGCCTTCCATACACAAATGGCAAAGTCTGGTACTGCAGCAGCAGCAGTATCAGCAAATCAAGCAAAAAACTTGATGAACGCAATAAATGCTACTGGACAATTCCAGGCATCTATGCGACAAGTAACAACAAGCACAGAGCATTTTACTGATGCGTTAGAACGTAACAAGTTAACATCCAGAGAATATTTTAGATACACTGGAGCAGCCACAAAAACCTTTGGAAGACTATTTAGGTCTGAGTTTGAAACAATAAACAAGGTTGCACGAGAGCGTGTAAAAGATATTCAGACACAGTATATTAAACTGGGTCGTGGTGCAAATGGTGCATTAGAGGCAATCGCTGTAAGACCTCTTACCCTAGATATGAAGAATCTAGGCACTCAAACAGCAATCGCAGCACAGAGACAGCAACTCCTTAATCAACTATTAAAACAAGGATCCACAAATCTTCTAAATTTTGGTAAGAATACACAGTGGGCTGGCCGTCAGTTGATGGTTGGTTTCACAGTCCCATTGGCAATGCTTGGAGCACAGGCTTCAAAGACATTTATGCAACTTGAAGAGCAAGCAATCAGATTCAAGCGTGTATACGGAGAAATGTTTACAACGCAAGAAGAAACAGATGCAATGATAAAGCAGATTCAAACTCTTGCTAAAGAATATACCAAGTATGGAGTTGCAGTTGAAGACACCATGAAGATGGCTGCAGATGCAGCAGCAATGGGTAAGATGGGGGCAGAACTAACTGCACAGGTTGCACAGGCAACAAGGCTTGCAGTTCTTGGTGGAGTTGAACAAACACAGGCATTGGAAACAACAATATCGGTAACAAATGCGTTTGGTGTTGCCTCAGCAGATCTTGCAAAGAAAATTGACTTTCTTAACGCAGTTGAAAACCAAACTGTTGTATCAATTGAAGACTTAACAGTTGCAATTCCAAAGGCTGGTCCAGTTGTTAAGCAACTTGGTGGAGATGTAGAAGATTTGGCATTCTTCCTTACAGCAATGAAGGAAGGTGGAATCAACGCATCAGAAGGTGCTAACGCACTAAAGTCTGGTCTTGCATCATTAATTAATCCATCTGATAAAGCAGCAAAGATGCTTGGAAATCTTGGAGTCAATATTCGTGGCATTGTTGAAGCAAATAAGGGAGACATCAAGGCTACTGTTGTTGGTTTTGCACAGGCACTCGATACTCTAGATCCACTTAATCGTGCTCGTGCTATTGAGCAATTGTTTGGTAAGTTCCAGTTCTCAAGACTATCTACATTATTTCAAAACGTAACAGCGCAGGGTACACAAGCGCAAAGAGTATTGGGTCTAACAAAGGCAACTACAGAAGAACTTGCTATCTTGTCACAGCGAGAATTAGATAAGATTCAAAATACAACAACTTACAAGTTTAAGAAGTCTATGCAAGATCTCAAGACTTCACTTGCTCCAGTTGGAGAGCAGTTCTTAAAGGCTCTTACACCTATTGTTGAATTTGTGGGCAAGGTTCTTGATAAGTTTAACAACCTTGGAGATGGAACAAAGAAGTTTATTACTATTTTAACTGTTGCAGTTGCTGGAATTGGTCCAGTTCTCCTTATGACATTTGGTTTGATAGCAAACGCTGCT